AAGGCTGTTTTCAACTGCAAGCTGATTCTCTTCCATCCACTGTTCAATTACATAGTCAAGATACTGATCAAGCTTTTCTGATAGATCTTCAAACATTTCAGCAGACTTTTCTTCAAGCGCTTCTTTGAATTCTTCTTCAAGATCGGTTGTGATTGTCTCTAGTTCTTCTTCAAGACGAGCAACTTCAAGATTGATGCGTGTATTTACAGCTGCTTCAAAAATTGTTTCAGCCTTTTCACGAAATTCTTCAGTTAGATCATCACCGAACATATCGTCAATATCTTCTTTCCATGCACCAGTACCAACAGCAGAAGATGGCTTCATGTTAAGTGTAGAAGCATTCTGTGCAGAATTGTCAACAGCACCTGGGGCATTGTTAGGACCATACTGAGCTTGAACTGCATTAAAGATGCTTGAAAGATCTTCTTTACCAAGTTGTGCAAGAAGTGATGTAAAAGTAGCTAGCATTTCTGCCTTAGATTCGGTACCACCAGAACCACCGCCTGGCTTAAGTGTATCGACAGCAGCAACTTCTTCAAGATTACCATCATCAATGTTTTCATTTTCTTCCATTTTTAACTCCTTTAGGATAATTTATTAGTTATTTATCTTTATTAGATTTTTGAAATTTTGTTTAAAAATGATTCAAACATTCTTAATTTAGTACTTTCAGTTAATGATTTGGAAGCAACTGCGGCTTCAATATTCTTCTTAGTGTTTTCAATAATTTGAACTGCTTTCCAACCTAGACGATCATCATAAACCCAGTCGCAATTCTCCATAATACCATTTACCCAAGCATTTGGAGCAGAAGGATCTGCCACAATATCAGCAGCAGTAGCGAGTCTGAAATCATCTTGAACCTCATTAACACCTTCTTTATTGAGCTTCAATGAGCCCATACCACGAGAAGAAACACCTAGTCTAGCACCTGATTCCATAATACCTTTGGCAATATTACCCATTGGAGTATTAGTAATCATAGCCTTACCAACGTAATCGGTGCCTTCCTTACGAAGTGATACAATACGATGTGATACTCTATCTAAATTGATCTGTGGTCCATTTGGATGCCCAAGTTCACCCATTGCAGTCTTAGTTTCAACTGCTTCTTTCATGTAACGAGCAACTTCTTTGTCCATTACATGTTCTGGATACATACGGCCATTACGGTTCTTAATTGCAGACTGTAGGAAAACACCTTCAATGTAGAAGTTCTTTCCGCCATCTTCTTTTGATTCTGTGACGTATTGAACGTCTTCAAAAATTTCTCTAATAAGCTTCATGTTACCCTCTTAGTTTTGGAAATATGCATCAGGTGCAAATGGGCCGATCTTTTGAAGTTCAATCATAAGATAACCATTCGCTGTAGAAGAATCTAACGAAACAACTAATGTTGCAGCAGAATCAAGATTAATAGCATTACCATTACCAGCAAAATCAACATAAGAAGTAGAATCAAAGACACCTACAGTGTTTGATCCGCGTTTCACTGACCATTGTGCGGGACTACCATGCCATACTTGTGTAATAGAAGCACCAGTAAGAACTTCATCGCCAATAGCAAGATGGCTTACAGATGTATTACCTGATACAATGATTGTAGCATTAGCGGTAAAATGAAGTGTAGCAGAAAGATTTCTTCTGTTTGCAATCATTCTAGCGCCAGCAGGAAGTGCAATAGCCATATTTAAGCTCCCTTATTCTGGATTGCAAAATCAAGAAGACTTAAAATACCTTCATGTGATTCGGCGGTATATAACATCTTCATTTGATTATCTTCATTGAGACCTTTAAATATAGTTACAAGTGTGTCAATATGAGATTCGGAAAGACCATCAAGCTTTGCAAGTAGACGGTCGGTTGGAGTTGGAAGTTCTGCTTCACTAACGATATATTTTTCAATAGTACGATTAATCACATCTTCCTTGGTAAGTTTACTTACTGCGCGAATTACACCATATGAACGTTTTGCAGCCTTAGAATCTTCTTTTTCACCATTTTTATTTGGATCTTTATCATCGTCACTACCAGCTGATGTTGAAGCATTCTTAAATCCACCTTTTGATGCAAGATTAGAAATACTATTTTCAAGGCTTGGATGTGTGGCTTTAATCACATATGAACTTAGTGTGCCTTTTGAAAGCTCTTCAAGTTCTTTTACTTCTTCTTTTCTGAGCATGCTCATGCCAGTCTGGCGGCGATTCCATTTCTTCACCTCGTCAGGCTTCATGCTATGAGCTTTATTCAAGATGTATGCTGAAGCTTTCTTAGCGTAATCAGTTTTTGTCTTTGTAGAAAGCTCATCAAGATCTTCTACTTCTTCGTTAGCAGAAACACGTACTTTGTCATTCTTCATTTTAGCGTGTGCTAGCACACCACCATCAATTCTATTGAAGCGTTTCTTGATAGGATTGCCGCTTGATGCATAAGATTGTGGTCTAGCTTTATCTGCATAACTAGAAAGAGTTTCGCTTGAAAGCTCATCAAGCATTGCTTCTACTAGATCATTAACATTCTCTTCGGTGAGATCTTCACCTTCAAGCTCTGCCATCTCAAGGATAGCATTGCGTAACATTTCATCGGCGTGCTCTTCGGCGACATAAATTGTGCTATGACCGTGCTTCTTAGCCCAATCCTTAGCAGATTTAGCGGCATCACTAAACTTACCTTTGCCGATGTGTGAAACTTTATCGTCATTAAGATCAATGTTGCCATTCTTCTTATGAGTAAAGATCCATGCACCAGAACCTGAAGCCTTCTTACCATGGCTACGAAGATAACGATCGTGTGAAACACTTACAGCTTCATCAAGATCTTTTACTTCTTCTTTAGCAAGCTTTTTAATAGCAGTACGAACACCTTTTTCACGATTCTTGGCTACACGAGCATGCTCGTCTTCCATTTCCTTAGGAGTCTTTGATACACGCTCACCGGTCTTTGGGTGTGAACCTTCGTAGCCTGTATCTTTATTCTGCCATCTGATTTTAGCCATGTTAGAATTGCGTACGTCATTTATAGCACGACCAGCATAATTTGCTAGTGTACCTTTTGATAGCTCATCAAGTTCTTCGGCTTCTTCATAGACCTTTTCATCTTCACCAACATCATATCCGTGGCGTTCTTTCTTGCGATCTACTACTTTGGTCTTGCCTTTAAAAAGATCATCGCCATTACCGTTACGATCTTTGTGTTTAATGACTACATGTTTGTCGACGAAATCTTGTTCGCCTTTAGCTTTAGGTCTGTAGACCTCGAAAAGTTCTTTAAGCGTCTTCATCGGTGCCCTCGTCATCTAAATCGTCAAGGTCCAAATCAAGATCATCTAAATCAAGATCTAAATCGTCAAGATCGTCGTCAAAGTCAATGTCATCAATATCCACTGTGTCATCGGTATCATCTGCTTCACCATAAATGCCCTGAGCAAGTTCAATCTTTTTATTCTCAAGAGCAGTAATAGCTTTATCACGTAGAATCGCATCAAATGCATCAGCAAAATCTACAGGATTCTTATCAATGGCTAGACCAAGTAAATCGGTTGTATCTGGCATAACTTATTCCTTCTATTTTAATATTCTATTTATTAAACTTTAGCCTGGTGACTGAGCACTAGTTGTTCCCTGAGAACCTGTAGGTTCAGGTTGTTCTTCAGCTGGTGCTTGTTGTTCTGGCATTTGAGGTGAATATTGTGGGTTGTTAATCTCTTTGACGATCTGCTTATCAATTTCTCCAATTTCTTCATCAGACTGACGAAGAACATGTCGGCGAACCCATTCATGTGAGTAGTACTTGCCGGCATAATCATCAATGTCTCTCAACATTGTAATGCGATCTCTAAGAATTTCTGTTTGTTTGAGTTCAGCAAAATAGTTATCCTGAGAGAACTTATAGCGAATCTGATTCTTAAGTAGTTCCCATTCTTCGTATGTAATAATACCTTTAAGTACTAATTGCTTTTCAAGAATCTTAGTGAATAGGTTTGAGAATCTATTGCGTAGTCTATTGATAAACTTAGAAAACTTTACTTCATCACGAGTAATTTCATTGGATCTACCAAATCCAAATTGTGTTTCAGTATCCAACCTTGACACTGGAACATTAAGCGATTGATATAGTTTCTTCTGGAAGTAAACAATATCTTCGATTTGTCCTAGGTTTTGTCCACCCGGTAATGTAGTAATTTCTGTACCCTTACCTTCGCGGCGCGGCAACCAGAAATCTTCAAGCATAGTCATGAACTTGCGGTCATCACGAACCTCACCAGATGCGGAATCATAGACAAGTTTATTTTTAAAGCGAGTCATCTGATCGCGAAGATATTGTTCCGCTTTCATCTTTGGTAGGTTACCAACATCGATGTAGAAAATGCGACGTTCAGGTGCTCTACTAATACGATAGATGACTAGTGAGTCTTCCATTGAACGGAGCTGGTTAAGTGGTTTAATTGCTTTATGTAGATATGATTGGACTAAATCACCATTAATTGATGTAAGACCAGATGTATTGTGTATAATCGAGTCTCTAGCAATCTTGACACCACCAATACTATTGTTTGGAATTGATGAAGAGTTGCCTGTAGATTTAGCAAAACCTTTATCATTATAGACATAGTATTCTTTACTAGTCTGATTTGTAGGGATATTGTCTACTAATTTCTTACGCTTTACTTCTCTGACCTTACGGATCTTTCGTGGATCAACATATCGAAGTTCAATAATACCTGCTTTAGGTTGCTTTTCATCTAGAATAGCATGATAGTATAGTCTTCCATCGACATACCAGCGCTTAAAGATTTCGTAACCCTGAGCATTAAACTCAAGAAGTTTTAGAACATTTCTAAATTCATCAACAAATAGTTTTTTGATTCGATCTGATAGCTCAGTATCATCTAGAATTAATTCAACAGGTTCGGTCTCAGGTTCTTGTGTAACAACTTCATTTACAATGTCATCTACCGCTCTATCAATTTCCGGATGATATGACATTTCACGGTACTTATTAACTAATTCGGCTTCTGTTCTAATAGAGCCGTCTAAGTCTACATAAGTACCGTAAACACCGCCTTCAGCAACAACCACGGCCCCATCGTCGTTTGTTTTAGGTGCAAACGAGATGGGTTCCGGGTTCT